TGAGATTTGGCAAGTGGCAGCAGAGTGACTACAAAATGACTACATTGTGTCTACGGCACTTTTCACACCCTCAAGGTTGCACCCAGCGGCAAGCACGATAAACCACCAGTTTTCCCCAATAAGATATTAATTACGCCAAATTTTAATAATAAAAAAGCCTGCAATTTGCAGGCTTTTTCCATTACATCCACAATACGCCTTGATTCCCTTTAGGGTGGGGCGGTACAGCATTAATTATTCCCGGCTCCATTATCGTATCAACGATTGTTTCATGGGTCTTAAAGGTTTTGCCGCAATTAATATTCGTGCACTGGTGATAGCGTTCTTTCGTTTCGTCACTAAGGTAACGGCTGGATCTCGCGTGTGCTGCAAATCTACAGCGTGGGCAATGCATCATATTTACCTCCGAAACTGCCTATTCAATAATTATGCTGATCTTATCACCGGCATTCGCATTTGTGAAATAAATATCAATTAGTTGAATTTTACTACTCGGTGGCCTCATAGGTTACATCCGACAACAACACTTCGAGAGATAATTGGGTGGTGTAGCCGCTGTTACTCAGGCTGTGCGCTACCTTGCTGATTATCCAGCTCTGTTGGTCTATCACCGATTTAAAGCCGCTGACCGCGACAGGGGTTTCAGGAAATAAATCAGCGCGCCCCATAGCGAGGGTGATAGTGAACTCAGCAACACCGCGCTGTAACTTCTCCCATTTAGACTGGGCAGCGCGCATGGCGGCTTTTTGCGTGGCGTAAACCGTGGTGATAACAAAGACATTATCCTCAGCCCCCACCAGATAATCCCCTTGTTTTTCCTCTACCGGCTTTTTCTCTTTAGCCGCTTTGGTGCGGGTCGGTTTGGCTTTGGGGTGTTCCAGTGCGCGGAGCTGTTTAAATTTTGGCTTGCGCTTTAACTTAACCTTTTTCGGCTTGGCCGGTTTCGGGTCTTTGGTGTGCAACCAACTGGCACTCACACCGGTATACGCGCCCCGGTCAGCAATACTAAAGCTGTGCTGGTCGCCATCTTGCCGGGTGAGGGTCATTTGCGGAATAGGTTTACCGCTGGCGGTGACCGCGCTACCCGGCTTGATAAACAACAATCGCCCGGCTTTAACGGCGGCTACCGCGCCATTCAGTGAAGCTAACCGGGTGATAAATTTGGCGTCAGTCTCTTGGGTCTGGTCAATATGAGAGATAGCGATATCCGCCAGACCGTCAGCCAGCATCGCTTTCAGGTTGTTGCGCTCCGCCACTTGCGCCACCACGTTACCCAGTGTTGTCTCATGATAAGAGACTTCCCGCCGCGCATTAAGCGAACCGCGAAAATCCGCACTGCGGGCGCGAATGGTCAGCGTATCCGGTGCGCCGTGGTGCTCGACCTCATCCACGGTAAAATCACCTTTGCCAATCAGCGCAGAGCCTTTCCAGCCCAAGAACACCGATAACACCGCGCCCCGTTCCGGCATGGCAAGCTGGCCGTCAGCGTCATCCAGTTCAATATCAAGTTGATCAGCGTCAAAGCCCCGGTTGTCGGTCAGGCTCAGGGACAACAGCCGATCACGAATATTCTGCGTGATATCTTTCGCGTTGATATTCAGCATAAAGTCGGGGGCCAACTCCGCCCCAGCCGGTAAAGCAATGCCGCTCATCATGAGAATAATCCTCCGATTGACGACGGGGCTTTATCGGTCATGGCCGTTGCTTTACCCAGCAACTCGTCAGCCTGTTGTTGCAGGTCGCCAAACATCGCAGTGAGTGACTCATCAACCCGCAACAGATTGAGGGTGAACTCAATGCGCCGGGCGCTGCCGTCGGCAAAAAACAGTGCGCCGGTCTGGCTCAGACTCTCAATGACAAACATGCCGTAAATCATGCCGCTACCCTCAACCAGCGGCCATGCTTTGCCTTGGTCAGCCATCACTTCAAGAGCCAGCAATGACAGGTGGCCGCCGGTCAGTTCCGGCAGTAGTACCCCGGAAAGGGTGATTTTTTCGCAGTCGACGCCAAGAAACTGCGCGGCTGGCCGTAAACCTACCCGGCTATTCGTCGGCCAGCGGTAATCAATATTGCGCGCCATGCTTTGATAAGGCGTGGTCTGGCGCATAAACACAAATAACCCCAGTGATAACATCATGATTAATCATTCTCCATCTGGCCGCGCTGACGGGCGCGCTTATCGCGTTCGTTCTTGGCAAGGGCATCGGTCATCATTCGTTCCGCATCCTGTCGACTCATGCCCGGTGGGATAGTTATCTTGATATCGTTGGTGGTCACACTGCTATCAACGATAGTGGTGCCAGTATTGGCGGTGACCGGCTGATAACCGCCGTACAACACGCCGCCACTGGGTGAGTATCCGCCCGCATAAGGGTTATCTTTTGGGACGTTATCGGCCAGCCCAGCAGATTTGCTATCAATGATGCCGAGCTTTTCCAGCACCCAGTCAATGCCACTGCGTAGCTGCCCCAGTGCATCAATGGGAAGTTTGAGCGCATAAGCTAAACCTCGGCCGAATGTTTCCCCGGCAGTGGTAGCAATAAGCAACGACTCTCCACTAAATTTGATGGGGGCGACCAATTCAGCAAACAGTGTCTTGAGCTGGTTAAAGCCATTAATTAGCGGGGTAAATGCCGCACTGATTGGCCCGGCAACAGCGGTAAAGCCTGTCACTACACCCGCCATAAATGCGCTAATAGGCTCCCAAAACTTACGAATAAGTAGCGCACCAGCGATAATAAGCGCAATCACCGCAGTGACCGGCCATGCCAACGTGGCAAGTGTTGCGGCAATGGTTCCGGCCACCAGTGAAAAGCCGGTACTCAATAAACCGGCTCCCGCCAACAGCAGGTTAAAGCCCGCCATGACCGGCCATGCAATCAGACCCAACGCACCCAGCCCGGCAACCAGTGCCAACGCCGCGCCAGTAACGGTGGTAATGGTGCTGACCAGCTCGGGATTTTTCTTGGCCCATGCAGCCACATTCACCAGCCAGTCGGTTGCGGTGACGGTCAGTTGGCGCAGCGCGGAGTCTTGTTTCTCAAAGACTTCAATTTCTAAGTCTTCCCATGCCGAACTCAGGTTTTTCAGGTCACCGTCAAGGTTATCCATTCTCACCGTGGCAATAGATTGCGCGGTGCCATCGGCATTTTTTAACTTACTTTGCTTCTCTGCCAATTTGCCGTTACCGGCGGCGGCCACCAGTTTCACCGCGCCTTTCATCGCCTCTTCACCAAAGATCACTTTCAGGTATTCGGCTTGTTGCGCGGTGCCTAATTTGTTCTTTTTAAACGAGCGGTTTATGTCTTTGAGGATTTTCGCCACCGGCAACATATTGCCTTTGCCGTCGCGGGTGGTTATTCCCAGTTCGCGCAAGGCTTCCGGCGCTTTACCGACCGGAGCCTGTAAGCGGCTAAACACCGCACTGGTACTTGTCCCGGCCATGCTGCCCTTGATGCCGTTATCGGCCAGCACCCCGAGTAACGCGGTGGTGTCTTCGATGCTGGCCCCGGCGGCCTCAGCAATCGGGGCGACATATTTCATCGCCTCGCCCAGCTCTAACAGGTTGGTGTTTGAGCTGGTGAAGCCTTTCGCCATCACGTCTGACACCCGTTTAATCTGGTCTAACGGCAGGTTAAACGCCGATTGCATGTTGGTGACAATATCCGCCGACTCGGCGATATCCACCCCGGACGCCAGCGACAGGTTAACTGTCGGCTCAGTGGCGGCCAGAATGGCGTCAGCGTCATAGCCGGAACGGGCCAGTGTGTCTTGGGTTCGTGCCACATCGGTCGGGGAAAAGGCGGTGGAGCCGCCGATATCCCGCGCCTGTTGACGAATAGCGGCCAGCTTGGCGTCTTTTTTATCCAGCCCCAAAATTGCCTGAGTGCCCGACATTTGACTGTCGAACTGGATACCCGGTGCAATCAGTTTTGCCGCACCGTATAGCCCGGCGGTTGCCACCCCCAAACTGGCGGCGCTGGTATTACGCACCGCACTGGTGGCAGCTTTGCCTTTCTGGTAGCGACTGCTGATACGGTTGAGTTGTTCCTGTTTCAGGCTCAGGCGTTGCAGCTCTTGGCGCTGGCGGCTGAGGGCAACCGTGGCCTCGGCGGCACTGCTGCGTAACCGGCGCTGTTCACTGCTCAGATTTTTAGTCGCTATGCCATCAGCGTTGAGAGCATCGCGCTGGCGCTGCACTGACTGGCGTAACCCGTTGTATTTGGTTTGCAGTTCAGACGCCGCGCGCTTGGCTCCCTCCATCAGTCGGGCTTGTTGAGCAGTGGGTTTCTCGGTGTTTTTAAAGGCAATAGCCAGCGCAGCCGCGTCTTCTTTGGCTTTTTTCAGCGCCTGCCCGGTGACCGCCAGTTGGGCGCTGGCCTTGCGGAAACCGTCAATTTTCGCCGCCTGCGCATCAAGGGATTTGATGCTGCTTTGCGTGTTGCGAATGTCGCCAGTGAGGGATTTACTGGCGGTTTGAATGGCTTTAAATGGGCGAGTGGCTTGGTCTACGGCTTTGAGCAATACCTGTAGCTGTAAGCTCTTACTCATGATTTACGGCTCCACTTCGTAGCAGGGCTTTATGACGCCAGCGCACCAGCTCGGTGAGGCTCAAGGCCCAAAGCTCTGACGGCGGCCAGTGAAAAATGGCGGCAATGTCCGCCATCAGGTCGTCCACTTCCAGTTTCGGGTCGAGCGTTACGCCCCCTGTTTCGGCGACAAAAAACCAACCACCTTACCGGCCAGCGCCACTAAATCGGGCAACTCCAGACGGCCACATTCGGCGGCGGTCAGTGTCGGTGAGGTGATACGCGGCAAAACAATAATCAGCGCATCGACATCAGCATTGGCTATATCGAGCAGCCTCACTCCGCGCAACGACCCGGCATTGGGGCGGTAAACTTCAATTTCAGTAATCAGGCTATCGCCGCGTTTTAATGGGGTTTCCAGTACCACCACATTCTCGTTAATCTCGGCGGTGGGTTCAGTTTTAGCAGTCACTTTTTTCATGGTTTTTTCCAATGGGGTCAGGGAGGGCCAGCGGGTTCACACTGGCCGTCAGGGGTTAGCGGCCAATGGCCTTGCGTTGGGCTTCCAGCAGGTCTACGCCGTTAACCATTTCAATCAGGTTAACCACGTCAATCTCCATTACCACTTTGCCGTCAATGGTCAGCTTGTAGTAAGTGCACTGGGTGGATACCTTGGTTTCGGTGTCTTCCCCTTGCTTGGATTCACCGCCATCAATCTCTTTATGACGGCCACGGATTTCGACCTCTACCGCCGTCACTTCGCCAGTGTCATCACGCTGATAAGCGCCGGCAAAACGCAGCGGAACCGCGTCAACTTTGGGCGTTCCCCATTGCTGCAACACCAGCTCGTCAATGCCGCCCATCGACCATTCCATGGAAAGCGCATCGTCATCCAGCCCCAAATCAATTGGAGCCACGCCATTCATCCCTCCGCCCCGGTAGTTCTCCAGCTTACGGGTCAGTTTCGGCAGGGTGATGGCGGAGACGATCCCCATGTAATCCCGACCATCGTTAAACAGGTTCATCAATTTCAGCTTACGTGGCAGTGCCATAAGTCAGGTTTCCTTAGCTGTTGACGGCAGCGGCAAAGTTCACCAAATATTTATCGGTGATACGCTGACGCAGGGTTAAATCTTCCAGTGGTGGCACTGGGGTGTAGTCGTAATCGATAAACAACTTGCCCGCTTTCAGGGTGTCTTTATCGTTGGCGCTGTCGTCATACCAGCAAGCGCCGTCAATAATCAGCCCGGCGGATTTCATTTCGCGGAATTTGGCGTTGATGCTGCCAATCATGTCTTTGACCAGCGTCGGGTGCATCGGGCGGTCTATCGCCCACAACTGCGCCTCGGCCATGGTGTCGGCCAGAATCTGCGCGGTGCGGGTGTAGTTCTCAAAGGCAAACAGTGGATCATCAGAGCAGGTACGCGAACCCCAAAACTTGAAGCCGTCTTTACGGATTAGCGTTGTTACACAGGCTTTGTTAAGTAAGTCAGCGTCAGTGCCAACGGTCTGTAAATCCCAGTAGACGCTGGCAGAGATACCGGTGACACCATTCACGCCGACGTTAGACAGGGTTTTATGCCATCCCGTTTCTTGGTCAATCTTGGCGCGCAGGCCGAGTGCGCGGGCGGTGGCATAAGCAATATCGGTACTGTTGGCGGTGGTGTTCCAGCTCAGGAAGTCCGGCCAAATCAACATCAGTTCACGCTGGCTGAAACTCTCGCGGTACAACATCGCTTCGGAAAGGGTCTTGCAGCCGTACGCGCTGATATAACCAAAGGCGCGTAACTGTTGGCAGACACTCGCCAGCGCGGTAGATACTTGCTGATTATCCAGCCCCGGCACACCAAGAATACGCGGGCGAACACCGGTAACTGATTGCGCATCTAACAGCGCTTTCATGCCAGTGTAGCGGCCGTTCTCATCAGCGCCGCCGATGATATTAGACGTGGTTTCGGCCTCATCTTTACCGGTAGCCACTCGCACCACAATGGTGACCGGGCGCGACTGTTCAGCAATCGCCAGCAATGACGCGGCCAGCGTGCCTTTTTTACCGGCTTTACCGGCAGCGGCGCGCACATCAGTAATCAGTACCGGGGTATTGAGGGGGAATGCGGTTGCGTCAGCATCATCGCTGGTGCAGACCATGCCGACAATGGCGGTGGAAACAGTGGAAATGACGCGCGTCCCCTCGTTGATTTCGAGAACGCGGACGCCGTGATGGTAATCACTCATAGATTAACTCTCTGTTGATTGAGGGTGAGAGTATGGTGACGACTTACGGGGCGGAGGGCATCTGATTGGGGGTGTGTGGTGATTGGTACAACGAAAAAGCCCCGCAATCGGGGGCAAGTTAAAATATTAAGCAGACAGCGGGGGCCAGACCGGGGCACGATAACCCTGATTGACCGCCTCCACTAACAACCATTGCGGCAGTTCGGGCAATTCAATCAACGGCCAGTTTTCCAGCGCCGGCCATGCACGGTAGGCGGCGCGGGTGGTGGTTAACTCGGTGCGCTGTGCCTTAGTTAGCGGGGTATCACCGATGCAGTAATCACTGACCATCATCGGATCGGTGGCGGTTATAAAAGCATCACGATAACTGCGCGCCGTGGCGGCCAGTTCATTAGCGGTGAGTAGTGGCGGTGAGATATCCGCCCATGCAGGCATCCCATCAACAACAACCCTGCACTTACCCAGCGGAAATACGGTGTACTCATGAAAGAGACTATCAGGGATTTCAGTCACATCTGATAAATCCCAGCCCGCCGACA